ATGGTTCTATTATAGCGAAGTCAAGAAAGGATGCAAAGAACTTATTAGCATAAGCATATAACCATAACGTATAAGGGTATAAAGACCATGCTACCTTTAATCATGCGCGCACACGCGAGTAACATATAAGCCTAGGCAGGTCAATAGCTTTAATGAATAGTCAGTATAACTAACAGTGATGGCATAGTGTTGGACTATCTGTATAGTCTGTGATAGGTGGTCGCTATAGTACCCACAAGCACACTCACTTCCAACTGTACAGACTATAGTGTGACTGCCTAGACTCTATTGGTCATGTATAACTCTGTGGATAAGCTGTGGATAACTCCAGGTCTGTGCATAAGCTGTGTATAGCCTGTGGATAACTATTTAGGGGACGGGGGAGGGGCTGGAATTGTGGAGATTGTTACTGTACCCGCTCAGATACAAAAAAGGGTCAATATAGACTATAACAACAACCGAGCTAATAGCGATAGACTATAGAGCTATGCCATTGATAACTAAGGAGAATGGTGGAGCGACTGCGGAGACTGAAGGACTGCTGAGATCCGCTAAAGAAAGGACGAGTCTGTATAGTCTGAACAGGGCAGGTATAGACATAACAACCCCTATGAAAACTAATTAACAAATAGTTATAGATTTTACTTGACTTTTGCTTAGAAATGTGCTAGTATAGACTATATAGTTTAAACAACACGCTTTTCAGATCTTTTCCAACGCTTCAACCCTTTTCAGTAAGTACTACCAGTTATCACTTGATGTTTGTTGTTTCAGGCTGAAATGGTGGAAAAGGGCTGAAACAGTTGAAAAGGTGGAAACGAAGCGGTACAGACTATATAGCTAAGAATCTCTGAAGAGGTAATTCTGTGAGTGTTCCAGTAAAGAAAGGTAGACCCAAGAAGTCTGCTGTAGCTAGTGTTACTAAAGGAAAGCGCAAAAGCGTTGGTAGACCTAAAGGTGACGCTTCCATCATTAACGACTACAAGGCTAGAATGTTAGCATCTCCTAAGAGTAGGAAGGTGTTAGACAGCATCCTCAATGCAGCCTTAGATGATGATCATAAGAACCAAGCAGCGGCTTGGAAGCTTTGTATGGATAGATTGTTACCCGTCAGCTACTTTGAGAAAGACAGAGAGTCTGGCGGTAAGAGTGCTATCAATATCTCCATCACTGGTGTTGGCGGTGAAACTACCATCATCTCAGGCAATGAAGAACCCATTGAAGGGGAATACACAGATGCATAACATCAACAGAGACTTAGATTACTTCACTAGAGAAGAGTTTGCCTGTCAGTACACAGGTGACAATGAGATCAGTGATGATCTACTGTTGAAGATAGATTTGTTAAGAGCAAGATGTGGGTTCCCTTTTGTCATCACCAGTGGTTATCGCTCAGAAGACCACCCCATCGAACGAAAGAAGGAGAAAGCAGGAACTCATGCCCAAGGAATTGCAGCGGACATTAAAGTTAGTAACGGAACACAGCGGTACACAATTGTTGAAGAGGCCATTAAAATGGGCTTTACGGGAATTGGAGTTGCTGACGGTTTTGTGCATGTTGACATCCGCAACCTTGACGGTAATGAGTCTCCTGTAATGTGGTGCTACTAGCTTGGCTGATTTAAAGGTTGAGTTACTCCCTTGGCAGCAAAAAGTCTACGAAGATACAACACGCTTTAAGGTCATAGCCGCAGGCAGACGTACAGGCAAAAGCAGGCTAGCCGCGTGGTCTTTGATATTAAACTGTTTGTCAAGCAAGAAGGGCCAAGTGTTCTACGTTGCCCCTACACAGGGTCAGGCTAGGGACATTATGTGGCAGATGTTGCTTGAGCTAGGTCATGGTGTTATAGCCAGTAGCCATGTCAACAACCTACAGATCAAGTTCATCAATGGTGCGCTGTTAACCCTAAAGGGTGCAGATAGACCTGAGACTATGCGTGGTGTCAGTCTAAAGTACTTGGTGATGGATGAGTATGCCGACATGAAGCCAGAGGTGTGGGAGCAAATCCTACGTCCTGCTCTTGCGGATCAGAAGGGTGAGTCTATGTTCATTGGTACGCCAATGGGACGTAATCACTTCTATGAGTTATATACGTATGCTAGTGTTTCTGAAGATGGTGATTGGGCAGGCTATCACTTCACTAGCTTTGATAACCCGCTGTTAGACCCTGATGAGATTAGGGCTGCTGAGAAATCAATGTCAGCCTTTAGTTTCCGTCAGGAGTTTATGGCATCCTTTGAGGCACACGGCAGTGAACTTTTTAAAGAAGAAGATGTTAGATTTAGCGAGGAAGAACCCACAGATGGTGACTATTACATTGCTGTCGATTTGGCAGGATTTGCAGACGTACAGAAAGTCACTACCAAAACCAAAAGACTTGACCAAACAGCTATTGCTGTGGTTAAAGCAGGTGTGGACGGGTGGTGGGTTGCTAATATCATACATGGCCGTTGGGGTGTCGAAGAGACCGCAAGACGCATCTTTGAAGCAGTCAGAGACTACCAACCACTCGCAGTCGGTATCGAAAAAGGAGCCTTAAAGAACGCTGTAGCCCCCTACCTCAACGATCAGATGAAGAAAAACCAACGATTCTTTCGTGTAGAAGAGCTAACCCACGGCAACAAGAAGAAGATTGACCGTGTAGTTTGGGCATTACAAGGCCGCTTTGAGCATGGTAACATCACATTAAACAAGGGCAAGTGGAACACAGAGTTCCTTGATGAGCTATTTCAATTCCCTAACCCTTTAGTCCACGATGACTTGATAGACTCACTGGCGTATATAGACCAACTTGCAAAAGTTGCTTACTCTTTTGACTATGAAGAAGAAGACTACGAATTCCTCGACAAATACGCAGGCTACTAACTATGATTGAAGACAAAGAAAACTTTTCACAAGAGCAGCACCTAGAAGACTGGGTTATACAAAAGTGCGATGGGTGGAGAGATCACTACGAGGCCAACTACTCTAAGAAGTTTGAAGAGTACTACAGACTTTGGCGAGGCCAGTGGTCTGCTGAAGATAAAACTAGAGCCACTGAGCGTTCACAGATCATCTCCCCTGCACTACAGCAGGCTGTTGAGTCATCTGTCGCTGAGTTAGAAGAGGCTACCTTTGGCCGTGGTAAGTTCTTTGACATTAAAGATGACATCCATGATCAAAACCCAGAAGACATTGCCATGCTGCGTCAACACCTTGACGAAGACTTTAAGAAGAACAAGGTTAGGAAGGGTGTCGCTGAGTGCCTAATCAACGCTGCTGTATTTGGTACAGGCATTGCTGAGATTGTTATACAGGAAGAAAAAGAAATGCAACCTGCTACTCAGCCAGTCATGGGTGGTGAGTTACAGGCTGTCGGTGTCAACATTATTGACCGTACTTGTATCAAACTACGTCCTGTAATGCCTCAAAACTTTCTTATTGACCCAGTAGCTACAGATATTGAGTCAGCTTTAGGCTGTGCTGTAGACGAGTTTGTATCTTCACACTCCGTAGAGCAGCTACAGGAAAGCGGAGTATACCGTAATGTAGACATAAGCGTAGCTACTCCTGACTTTGATATAGAACCAGATCAAGATTTGTCATGTTATGATGAAGACAAGATTAGATTAACTAAGTACTACGGTCTTGTGCCACGCCACTTGCTAAACAAATCAATGCAAGACGGAGAAGCTGAAGACGAGACCATTGTTGAGTTTGCTGAAGAGCAAGAAGATGATGATAGCTATTACGTAGAGGCTGTTGTTGTTATAGGAAACGGTGGTACTCTTCTTAAAGCAGCAGCAAATCCCTATATGATGCAGGATCGTCCTGTAGTTGCCTTCCCGTGGGACGTAGTTCCTAGTCGTTTCTGGGGCAGAGGAGTGTGTGAGAAAGGTTATAACTCTCAGAAAGCTTTAGACGCAGAACTACGCGCTAGAATAGACGCTCTTGCACTAACCATCCACCCAATGATGGCAATGGATGCTTCACGCATGCCTAGAGGGGCTAAACCTTCTATACAGCCAGGAAAAACCATCTTAACCAACGGCAATCCGTCCGAAATTCTACAGCCTTTTAACTTTGGACAGGTTAGTCAGATAACTTTTGCACAGGCGCAAGCTCTACAGACTATGGTGCAGACTGCCACAGGTGCTATAGACTCAGCAGGTATTGCAGGGTCAGTTAATGGTGAAGCTACGGCAGCGGGTGTGTCTATGTCGCTAGGTGCTATCATTAAACGTCACAAGCGCACCTTGATTAACTTCCAAGAGTCCTTCCTTATCCCGTTTGTTACTAAGTCAGCTTGGCGTTACATGCAGTTTGAGCCTGAGATGTACCCAGTAGCAGACTACAAGTTCCACACCTCTAGCTCACTAGGTATTATTGCCCGTGAGTACGAAGTTACGCAGTTGGTACAGCTTCTACAAACTATGTCTCCAGACACGCCTATGTATCCTAAGTTGGTTATGTCAATCATTGACAACATGAATCTGTCTAACCGTGAAGAGCTTATTGCTACACTAGAGCAAGCTAACACACCTAACCCTGAAGCCGAGCAAGCACAACAGCAAGCAGCACAAGCTGCTCAACAAGCAGAGATGGCGTTTAAAGCTGCACAATCTGCTGCACTCAACGGCCAAGCACAAGAGTCTGCTGCTAGATCGCAGAAGATGCAGGTGGAAGCACAGGCTATACCACAGGAAACAGAGATTGCTCGTATTAAAGCAGTCACTACTAACCTACAAGCAGGAGACCAAGACGATAAAGAGTTCCAGAAGCGTCTTAAAATCTCTGAGCAGTTGCTGAAGGAACGTGAAGTAGCAGTTAAGGAAGGTAATGTGACTCAAGCAGCACCGCAACCACCACAAGGATTACCATTACAATGATTAGCGAAAGAGATTTAGAAAACGTAGTAGCGCAGGTTAACTCTAAGTTTGAAGAACTGTTTAAAAAGATAGCAACACTAGAAGAGGATGTTAAGAAGGCTGCTAAAACAACTAAGAGGAAATGAAGGGTCAGACACATGGTGGCAAGGGAAGCGCCACTAGAAAGACCGATTCAGCCAAGTTTGCCAGCAACTGGGACGCTATATACAACAAACCATCACAGAAGTCAAGTAAAAAGAAGAAATAACGCTTGACTTTCTTATACTTTTATGTTATAATAACTAGGTAACATATACTTAAATCGACTGTCCTTATGGAGAAACAGTTATGATTGATAAAGAACTTGAGCTTTATTACCGAAATTTTAGAGATATGTTTGTCTCAGAGGGTTGGAAACAACTACAAGGAGACTTACAAGACAACGCTGATGTTGTTAATGCAATAGAGCTAGTTAAAGATGTTCAAGACCTTTTCTTCCGAAAGGGTCAGCTTGCAATTATAGCAGGGCTGCTTAATTTAGAAGCTCAAATACAATTAGCAGAAGAAGATGCAATAGAAACAGCGGAAGGTGTACATTGAGAGCCTTATACGAGTTTATGTGCGATGTTGGGCATATACAAGAAAGATATATAGACTCCACTGTTACTGCTGTTTTTTGTGAGTGCTGTGAAGGAACAGCAGAAAGAATTGTAAGTGCTGTTCGCTGTAAACTTGATCCTATTTCTGGAGATTTTATGGGTGCTACCAGGAAATGGGAGAAAAACAGAGAACAGAAGCTACAACAAGAGCGTAAGGCCAACTCCTAACGGAAGCCCTACATAATACACCTCCATAATGAGATTACTCACGGAGTTTAATAATGGCAACACTATATGACGAGCGTTTAGAAGAAGTAAGTGATGAACAAGAAGAGATCAGTCAAGTAACGGAAGAACCTGTAGTAGAGGATACTCCTCCTGAAGATGACATCCCCGATAAATATAGGGGCAAAAGTACGGCTGAGATTGTACGGATGCACCAAGAGGCTGAGAAGTTATTAGGCCGACAAAGTTCAGAAGTAGGGGAACTAAGATCAGTTGTTGATTCTTACATCCAAACACAACTCGACACAACAAAAGAAAACCCAGAA